CAATTTAGAGATACAGACTTGAAACCCACAAATAAACTCATTGTTCCAATTAAGGAAAAACTCTACATTAACATTATTTAGAAAGTGCGCAAACATTAAGGGATAATATGTGATATCTATCTTGATATTATAACTTATTTTACATATCTTTGTATTAATTAAGGCAAACTACCCAACTAAGGGTAAGCTAATGTGTCATCCAATTTTAATACAATGAAAGAAATCATTTCCCAAGAGGTAATCGAAGATTTCCTCAGTGGTTCGGATCCTGAAGATTATATAACAGGAATAGAATACGAATACCGATCCAACACAATCTACAAAATTATTCAACATCCTGAAAAGGGTAAAATTATTCGAAAAGATAAGTTAACTGCATTCTTATGGGTTGATGATCTTACAGGTTTAAATTTCTATGGTGATAGTAAGGCCAAACAACGTCAGAAAATGTCGGAATATGGTATTACTATTGAGAAGTTAGATACTGCGGATAATGAACGTTTAGAGAACGGTTACAATTTCTTAGTTAAAAGTAGTCAAGGTTATCGTTCACTTCTTAGTTTTTTTAGACAAGGAGGTTTGAACCCATGGGACGAAGAAATAAGAAAACATTTTATACTACTTAATCCTAAAGAACAATATCTTATACAAAAGGAAAAAAGATTATTCAAGGGTATTGAAGAATATGAGGATGTACATAGATTAGTTTTTGATATTGAGACAACAGGTCTTGAACCCGAAACAGATAAAATAATTCTAATAGGTTTAAAAGACAATAGAGGGTTTGTTAAAATCATCAATGCATTTGGTGAGGATGGGGAAAAGAATTGTATTATAGAATTCTTCAAATATGTTGAGGAACTTAAACCCACCATATTTTCAGGTTATAACTCCGCATTTTTCGATTTTCCTTTTATTTTAAAAAGGGCTGAGATATTGGGTATTGATATTACTGAACTTACTAAAGTGTTTATTGACATCGGACTAAAGGAAAGGGAAGGAATGTTAAAACTAGCTAACGAGGTTGAAACATATACCCAACATATGATATGGGGTATGAACATTCTCGATATTGCACATTCAGTTAGAAGAGCACAAGCAATTAATTCAGATATTAAATCTTGGGGTCTGAAATACATAACAAAGTACTTAGGTGCCGAGAAAGAGAATCGTGTATATGTGGATGGTGCATGGATTTCTAAAATATATTTGGATAACGAGAGTTATTACGTAAACCCAAAAACAGGTAACTACAAGAAAATAGGTGATCCAGGTACTGAGGGTTTATTAGAAAAATATCCTAACCAATTTGAGGTGTGGACAGGTAGAAAAATTGTAGAACAGTATCTTGATGATGATTTATATGAAACTATGGTTGTTGACGAATCATTTAGTCAATCAACGTTTTTATTGTCAAAGGTTGTACCTACAACGTATGAACGTATATCAACAATGGGTACCGCAACATTATGGAAACTAATAATGTTAGCTTGGTCATATAAACATAATTTAGCGGTACCTGAGAAACAAGATAGAAGAGCGTTTACAGGTGGTTTATCAAGACTACTTGCAGTTGGTTATGCTGAGAAAGTGGTTAAGTTTGACTACTCCTCACTATACCCATCAATCCAATTGGTTTACGATGTATTTCCTAAGTGTGATGTAATGGGGGTACAAAAATCTATGTTAAAGTATTTTAGAGATGTTCGTATAAACTATAAGAAGTTGGCATCACAACATTATAAAACCGACCCTGAATTATCAGAAAAATACAACAGAAAACAACTACCAATTAAGATCTTTATTAATGCATATTTTGGGTCTCTTTCCGCACCTCACGTATTTCATTGGGGTGATATGGATACAGGTGAAACAATTACGTGTGTTGGTAGACAGTGTTTACGTATGATGATTATGTTCTTCGAAAAGAAAGGTTATAAGTCACTGGTGATGGATACGGATGGTGTAAACTTTTCTTGTCCTGACGATGTGGAAGATAGAGTATACGTCTCAAAAGGTCTTAACGAGTTGGTAGAAGGTGGTAAAACCTATACGGGTGCTGAAGCCGACACTGCCGAGTTTAATGACATTTTCATGAGAAATGAAATGGGGTTAGATATTGATTATGTGGCACCATCAACAGTTAATGTCGCTCGTAAGAACTACGTACTTAAAAAACCAAGTGGTGGACTTAAACTGACAGGTAATACCATTAAATCAAAGAATCTTCATGGTTATATTGTTGATTTCTTAGATGAGAGTTTAAAACTAATGTTAGACGGTAAGGGACAAGAATTCTTAGATGTTTACTACAAATACATTGGTATGATTTACAATAAAGAGATTCCATTGTCTAAGATTGCTAATAAGTCAAGGGTGAAATTATCAGTAGAAAATTACCTCAAATCCATGGAGACTAAAACTAAGAGTGGTGCGTCTAAGGCGAGACAGGCACACATGGAATTAGTAATGAAAAATAATTACCCTGCAGGACTTGGAGAAACCATATACTACGTTAATAATGGTGATCGTAAGGGAGATGGTGATGTACAGAAAATGACCAAACCAACTAAGAAATTCCAAAAGGAGTTTCTTGAAGAACACGGATACCCTGTTCCTGAGAACTATATAAAAATTAATTCCTTTATGATTACCGAACAGGAATTGAAAGAAAACCCCGACATGAAGGGTGATTATAATGTTGCACGATATATTAATACCTTTAATAAAAGAATAGAACCTTTATTGGTTGTATTTCATCCCGACATTCGTAGTGACATTATTATTGATAATCCCGATGATAGACCTTTCTTTACGATAAACCAATGTAAGTTGGTTAATGGGTTCCCGATGAAAGAGGGTAGTCAGGATAGTTTTGAAGAAGTTATGACATTATCTGATAGTGAGGTGTTGTTTTGGAAAAAGGTTGGTAGAGATCCGTATTTTATGTATTTGGAAGATAGTCTTGATCATGTTGATCAATATTGGGTACAGAAAAATAGGGATGCAGTTAACTTCAAAGTTCCAAGTAGTCCAACTCAAGAGGGTGATTTAATTGAAAGGGGTGGTCATGATTATGCTACACACACAGATGTGGAGATTTAAATCATATTAAAAGGAGATGGCATCGCTCTGTACTTTAACGACTTGTTAAGACTTTCGGCTTCATTTCCTTTTCTTTCTAACATTTTGTCAGGTCTTAACCTTTCTAATCTTTGTGACAATTCTTCGATGAGTTTTAGTTTTTCATCTTTACCTTCGGTTAGTAACGATTGGTAGTCTAATTTAACTTGGCTATCGGGTACTTGTAAGTCTCCCGAGAATTTAGAGTATATTCTACCTAAACCTTCTTTAGAGTATGCAATAAGGAATTTTCTAACCCACGTTTGTGCGGGTCTATTAAGTTCTTCCCACACTAACTCTTCAGTTGCAATGTCAGATGGTAATTTTACCACATCTTTATTTTTATCTAAACAATCATCTCTATCTGTTGTGTCGTAATACCAATACCAAACATAATAGTTGTGTTGTTGTATTGAACCAAAGTCAAATCTACCACCAGGTACGTTAGCTAAGTGAATATATTTTTTACCTTCAGGACCCGCAGTTATACGATAAGTCATTTCACCACCAATTAAACGGTTTTTAATGTTCCTATCTTGCATACGTGATAATAAATCATAAGCGGGTAACATAAAATAAGAACCTGACGTTCCCATTTGTGCGAAACCACCTACACCACCTGAACCTACACCACCAAGACCACCAAATCCACCTAAAAATGGATCCACGATAGAATCGGTTAGTTCGGCACGTGTAAACCATAACAATTCATTTATTTCACGACCTGCTGGAATCTCATATACTTGTTGATCTCTAACAAGTTCTATTTTGTCTTTCAGTAATTCAGAATCACCACCCGCCTGTAAACCAACAATTTTTGAATATGCATGTGAGTATTGTGTTTCATAGTCTAATGATCTCGTAGTAAACGCTCTCGTCAAAGATTGCGTATCAACATTTAACCCAGCTAAAGATGACCACTGAGATTCAATTAACCAATCACTTACGTACTGTTCATATTCATCCAAGGACAATTCTAAGAAAGTATCCATCTGTTCTTCAGTCAATTCTATCGACCTAATAGGTGCTCCCAAAAGGTTAAGAACCTGAGAATATAACTTGTCTCGATTTGCCGGTGTGATAATAGTGCTTGCCATACTTGATTTATTAATATAAATAGTTTACATTTGAGAAAAACAGAAGACCAATTTTGAATTTAGATAAAATAAGACTTAAACATCGTAAAACACTTAGTATATGGAGGTACATTCATCAAACCTCTAAGTTTAACAAACCTTTCACTAAAGAAATTAATAGAATAGTTAGAGAAACTCACTCAGGTGATAAGTCAAGGTGGAGAAACTTGATGGGTAGTGTAGGGGGTGGTTATTATAATTTTGATGAGTCAACAAAAGAATATACCTATAGAAGTGGAATAAACTATATCAATACGGGATATTCATATCAAGAATATATAGAATCTGTTTTAAAGGAAAAATATGGGATTAAGTTACCATACCAAATAAACGGTGAAGGTGGTTATATTGAAGAAACTGTTGTAGAGACATTAAAAGAGTTTTGTTATTATTTGGAATTTTACAAAGAAGATTTTCTTTTCGATGGTGAGATAAAAGACCACATTGAAAATATACGACTTAATTTAAAGGTAGTTTCTGAACGTTCAGAAAAATTAATTGCCGATAAATTTAAACTCATATGGCCTGACTGTATTAGTTATATATCCTCCACAGGAAATGGGGGGAATGTAAAAGACTTTATAGGGATTGATGCTGAGGTTGTATTTGATGATGGTGTGAAAACTGTACAATGTAAAGAGGTTAGTTTTATTGAGGAGAATAACGATAAGATTATATTAACCCTCACAATGGACCATTCAAAATACTCAGATATAGATTACTATGCATTTACTCACGATAAGAAATATATTGTGTTTAAAAATGAATCTGAAGGTATAGAGGTTTCAACAAAGACTACTGGTGGTAACATTTATTCGTTTAATAAAAGTCTAATTGTGTGTTCTACGTTTTAATATTTTTAACTAACTCACTACCAAAACTTTCCGAATATTCCCCATCCCCCATTACTTGATCTATAATTTCTTTCTTTTTCTGTAAAATATTATATATTGTCATTTCGATAGTATTTTCAAAAACAGGGTAATAAACGAGTACACTATTCTTTTGTCCATATCTATATGCCCTATCCTCTGCTTGTGAATGATCTGCAGGAACAAACGATAAGTCATTAAAAATAACAGTGTCTGCCGCGGTTAGAGTAATCCCAACACCCGCCGCTTTAATGTTACCAATAAAGACCTTAACTTTATCTTCATTTTGAAATCTATCCACGGACTGTTGTCTTCTATCTTTAGACATCCTACCATCTAATACCACTGCCTTCTTTCCGTACTTCTCATAAATCATATCTAAAGACATAGTAAAGTTGGTAAACACAATTACCTTCCTACCTTGTTCTAATACTTTATCAATTAGTTCACATGTATGGTCAACCTTTTCAATTGCAATTAATTGTCTTAATTTCATTAATCTGTTAAGTGTAACGGTTAGACTTTCTTTTTTCCTATTCTCCTTACTTATTCTCAAGAACTCTGTAAGTTCATCATCGTAAAAAGAATTTTTTAATTCTAACCATATCGGTGAGATTATTTTTTCAGGTAAGTCTAATATGTCGGTCTTCATTCTTCTTAGTACCACCGCCTTGGTTTGTTCCCTTAACTCATCTAAGTTACTTGCCCCACTTGTGTTCCATATTTTTCTACCACCTACCCTAAATTGATAACCTTTACAGTATCTTAAAACATAACTCTTCCAATTTAGTGTCAAGGGTGAGTTTACAATTTTTAGTAAATTAAAATAGTTAATCGGTCTTGAGGTCATAGGTGTCCCTGTAAGTAACCAAACCTTAGGTATTTTTGCAAGTATGTCATTTAACAGTTTTGTTCTCTGTGCTTGACTGTTCGAAATGTAGTGTGCCTCATCCACTATCGCAAGATCAAACCCCTCATTTAAAATTATTTTATATGCATCACTATCCTCAGTATTTTCTGTAGTATGAAAGTTTTTAAGTATATCGTAATTTATAATGTAATATTTAAAAGTGGATCCCCACTTCTTACCTTCAACAATTAATACGTTTTCATCCGAATAAAGTTCTATTTCCCTCTTCCAATTGATTTTAAGGGACGCTGGACAAACTATTAATACTTTTTTAATGTCACTCTCCAAAGATGCAATAACAGTACTTGTGGTCTTTCCTAGTCCCATATCATCAGCAAGAATAAACTTATTGTTTGCTAATAACTTCTCTATTGCTATTTTTTGATGTTCCATTGGAGGTCTATGAGAATACGGACTATAATCTACTTCACGATCTAAAGTCTTCTCCTCTTGGATAACCGACGCTTTGGGTATCCACATAGAAACGGGTTTCATCTCTTTGGTTAAGTTACCCCATATATTATATGCCTTGTCACTTTCACATAGTAGTTTTTCCACCCACACTTGTTCAACGGGAGACATGAGTAATCGATCTTCTTGTAGTTTAGTCCCAAAAGATCTTGCAATCCCAAGATACTTTCGGGCAACCTTTGGTACTACCTCATGATATTTTATGACATAATCAGATTGTGGACGAGTTAAACTATAATTTTTCGATCTTTCGAATTTATGTTTTAAGTCCAATATATGGTTATTATAACCTGTATATCCTGTTACAATCTCCCTCGCTTGTATTTCGGGTAATAAGTTTCCCATCTATAAACTAAATATAAGGAATTCAAATCAGTTTTTAAACTATTTATCTATATGAGTAAAAAATTACCAATTAAAAGAATGAGTAAATTCTTCTCTGAAGAAGACTTTGACTTTAACGTTCAAATAGGTCAAGAATATCTTCATGGGGATTTAAATATGAAATTGGTACTCTATCGTGTTGATACTGAGAGTACAGATACCGATGCTGTATATGCTGAGGTAGGGAAAGATCAAATCAAGTTCTTTCCACCTATTGAGTTTAACGCGTTAGTTAAAATAGAACCACCTAAAAATAATTCTTATAAACCTGGTTTAGTTCGTTACATAGAACCTGGTAATATGACCGTATCTGTTTATATAAGTCATTTACGAGATTTGGGGGTTGATATAAAATACGGTGATTTTATTGCATATCCTGAGACTGAAGATAAGATTAGATATTATACGGTCGCAAATGACGGTAAAGTTACTTCAGACAATAAACATAATATGTTTGGTTTTAAACCACATTACAGAACAATAACTTGTGTACCGGCAGAAGAGTCGGAATTTAGAGGAATATAATGGCAATACCTAAAAGAAAAAATAACATAAAAGTTTACCAAGGAAACGAATTAATGGGTAGACGACAGGAATTATTAGATAAAATCACTGAAGGTGATTCGTTTCTTCCTGACTCGGTACTACACGACGATTTAGATTTGGGTATGTTAGACTTTGTAAAGAAGAACTTTATTATTGTTTCTAATGGTTCACAAATACCAATTATACCTAAAATCTTAACTACACAACGTTGGGGTGAGTTTACTAACACGTGGGACTTTGCTAATTTAGATGGTAACCCATCGTTACCTTTTATTAGTGTAATAAGAAAACCCGACGTTCAGTTAGGGACTAACCCAAGTTTACAAAGAACCATACCTGATAGACAACAATTTCATTATGCTACAGTACCAACTTGGAATGGAACTCAGGTCGGTGCGGACATTTATAAAATACCACAACCCGTACCTGTTGATATAAGTTATGAAATTACCATTGTTTGTACAAGATTCAGAGATTTAAATAAATTTAATCAAGTAATACTACAAAAGTTTACTTCAAGACAAGCATATACCACTGTTAAAGGACATTATGTACCAATAGTTTTAGATAGTATTGAAGATAACACACCCGTGGATTTGGAGTCAAGAAGATTCTACGTTCAAAATTATAAGTTCACTTTATTAGGTTTTATTATAGACGATGAGGAATTTGAAGTGAAACCCGCAGTTAGTAGGTTATTTTTAATGAACGAATTTATTAAGAGTAATAATTTTGAAAAGAAGTATTTGACTAAAAATTTAGAAATTACCGTTGCTAACTTTACCGCTGATGGGGTACAAACAATCTTTAGTGTGGGTGAAACGATAGGTATACTTTTTAATACCACCATTAATGGATTACTACAAGAAAGGGGTGTTGAATTTAATCATGTTTCTTTAACTTCTAAAATAAGTTTTGTAGAACCACCAAGAGAAGGGGCTAAAGTAACCATTACCTATTATAAAGGTAGGTCAAGTGTTTTTGTCGATTCCGACGGGAATGTTAGACAGGTATCTACAGAATATTTTGACTACTCAGGAGGTGGTCTTTCATTTACCACAGTAAACAATATAGATAGTGTTATTAGTTTAGATTTAAACGGTCTATTATTAGAAGAAGGTAGTGATTTCGATATTACGGGTGGTACTGAAGTAACACTAAATGGAACTCCTCGAATTGGTTCGAGAATAGGTATTACTTATCTATTCTAATAACCCACTGGGTTTTTTGGGTTTTTATTTTAACCCACTGGGTTTTTTGGGTTTTTATTTTAACCCACTGGGTTTATATTTTAATTGGCACAAACCCGCCACACATACATGATATGTATTTTAATTGGCAGAAACCTATTCACCGTATAAACCTCTTTTTCGATCCACACAATTGGTTTCTATCCACTTTTCCACAACTTTATAAATTTTAAAACCATTATCATCACAATACTTTTTTAAGATATCATGGTGTTTTTGACTTATTTTGATGTTTTTGGGGGTTTTGTCGCTCATAAAGATAAATATAGATAAAAAAATATCTTTAAATATCCCAAAATAGAAAACTTGGGAACTCTTTACTAAAAACTAAGATATTTATAGTAAACAATAAAAATTTATAATTAAAGTTAATCGATGGCAAATTCAAACAGAGTATTCGTTTCTCCAGGTGTATATACCTCAGAAAAGGATTTAACGTTCGTAGCACAAAGTGTGGGTGTGACCACATTAGGGTTATCAGGTGAGGCACTAAAAGGACCTGCATTTGAACCAATTCTAATAAGAAATTTTGACGAATTCAAAACATATTTCGGACCTACTTCACCAAACAAATTTTCGGATGGTAACCCAAAATACGAAATGGGTTATGTCGCGAAATCATACCTTCAAGAATCTAACCAATTATTTGTAACAAGGGTTTTAGGTTTGACGGGTTACGTACCAAAAATAACATACGCAATTAAAACATTAGGAGGAGTATCAGTAAACTATACAGGTGGAACTACAAATATAGTAGACCCACTTTCAGGAACTTCAACAGATATCTCCACATGTACATTCATAGGAGATCTTTCAGGAAAGGTAGCGAATGATGGTAGTACTGTACCTGATTATGCTAATAGTCTTAATGTGGTTGACGGAACATGGTTTACTATTGGTTTAGTTGATGGTTCAGAGACAGTGAGTTTAAACTCATCTTTAGAGGTGTCAGGTCCAATAGGTACAAACAACAATAACAATTGGTACAATACGTACTTCTCAATAGATGGTCTTGGGGATGTCGACGGGGTATATTCATACCTTTTCGTATTTGACGCAACGGCAGACGGGTTTAAAATAACTCAATTTAAATATGGGGCGGAAGTAAATTCCGACTACGACAATATAGTGGTATTATCATTGAGATCAAGAGGATCATACCAAGGACAAACATTAAACCTTGAATTAGGTTTATCAACTGACGTAGATGTTACATCATCTACTTTAGGGACTGACCCACTATCAGAATTTACACTTAGTGTTACAGGTTCTACGAGTGGTGCTAAGTCATTTACATGTACGTTGAACACATCATCTACCAAGTATGTTTCTAAAGTATTAGGTAACACTAATTTCGATAAGAAGAAAAATGAAGTACCTCTTTATGTTTTTGAAGAGTACCCAAAATTATTATCGGCACTTTATGGACAAGGACTTGTTAGAGGTTTAGATGTTGAACACATTTCTCATAACGTAGGTAATGATTACTTAAATCAGTGGGAGACACCAGCTTCACCAACAGTCGTATCTGAAGTGAGAGGTGGTATTGTTTCTGACTTATTTAGTGTAATTAGTATTTCAGATGGAGATGCGGCAAACACACAATTAAAAATACAAGTTCAAAACATTGACCTTGATTCAGGTGAGTTTGACGTGATAATTAGAGACTTTAATGATACTGATAATAATGTTTCAGTACTTGAAAAATTCTCAAGATGTACAATGAACCCTGACCTACCTGGTTACATTGCTAAAAAGATAGGTACTTCAGACGGTGAGTACGAGTTACGTTCAAAATATATAATGTTGAACATGGCTGAAGACGCACCTGTAGATGCATTTCCTGCAGGATTTAAAGGATTTACATCAGATTTCTTAGGTACATCTAAAGTTGGTAACGTATTATTCAAAACAAAATATAATGTGGCGGGTGACATTGTTTCTTATAACTCACAAGGTACAGAACAAAAAACTAACGGAGATAAAATCAGAAAAGTTACTTTAGGTTTATCATCTCAAATTGGTTTCGATAGAGATTTATTTGAATATAAAGGAAACGCCGCGAGTTCAACCTCACATAGTTTCCACCTTTCAAGTCAGGCATCTGGTATATCAGGTTTTAAAACAACACCATATGATTTAGAAGGAAACGATAAAGGTTTATTAGAAACTAAATCATATAGAAAATTCACATTCGCAGTTTGTGGTGGTTTTGATGGTTGGGACATCTACAGAGGAACAAGAACAAATGGAGATGGTTACATCTTTGGTAAAAACACTTACGTAAGTGGACACACATCTAACGGTGGTGTATTTAGTGATACTGTTGGAAATTCAGATTATTATGCATATTTAGCAGGAATTGAAACATTCTCTAATCCTGAAGCGGTTGATATCAACATATTTGCAACACCAGGTATCGATTTCTATAACCATAGTTCATTAACTAATCAAGCAATTGATATGATAGAAGGTGATAGAGCGGATTCATTATACATCACTAACTCACCTAATACTTCAGATGTTGACGAAATAGTTGACCAATTGGATGAAGTTGATTTAGATACTAACTACACGGCAACATATTGGCCTTGGATACAAGTAAGAGATGGGGACAATGCAACTCAATTATACATTCCACCAACAGGTGAGGTTGTTAAGAATATCGCATTGACAGATAACGTTTCTTATCCTTGGTTCGCAGTAGCGGGATACCAAAGAGGTTTAGTAAACGCAATCAAAGCGAAGAAGAAGTTGACGTTAGATAATAGAGATGATCTATATAATGCAAGAATTAACCCAATTGCGACGTTCTCAGATACGGGTACTATCATTTGGGGTAACAAAACATTACAAGTTAGAGAGTCAGCACTTGATAGAATCAACGTAAGAAGATTATTATTAAGAGCCAGAAAATTAATTTCAGCAGTTGCGGTTAGATTATTATTTGAACAAAATGACGAACAAGTAAGAAATGAATTTTTAAGATTGGTTAATCCAATATTAGAATCTATTAAGAAAGAAAGAGGTTTATACGAATTTAGAGTAGTTGTATCTAACGATCCAGAAGATATAGATGCGAACACACTAAGAGGTAAGATTTATGTTAAACCAACTAGATCTCTTGAATTCATTGATGTAGAATTCTTAATTACTCCAACAGGAGCATCATTTGAGAATATCTAATAGAATAAAAAAGGAAAAG